GGCATTGACAACGGCCACCAGCGCCAGCCGTGCAGAGGCTTCGGCATCATCGGCACTGATGCGGGCATTGGTTTCCGATATCACGGCGGCAATGCGCGCATCCTGCTCGGCCTGCGTGCGAACTGCACTGGCAGAGTCGATGACACCAAGCCCAGCCAGCAGCGCATCATACAAGGCGGTCAGCGTGCCCTCGGATGACTCGATGTTGCTCACAATGGCCGCATTGCGGTTCATTACCTCCGCATCCATGGCCGATACCCGCGCCACGCGCTCGGAATACATCAGTCCGGTGGTGACGGCGTTGATGTCAGTGCCCGTGTAGGCGCCACGCATCTGCACGGCCAAAGTCTCGCGGCTGGCGGCTTCTGCGCCATCGGCGCTTGCGCGTGCAGTCTGTTCTTGCTGCACCGCCGCAATGACCGCCTCCAAGTCGCCGCCTGTCGCAGCAGTAATAGTGTTGATCTGTGTTTGCAAATCGCTGTCTGATGAAGCGCGTGATGCTGCTTCGGCAAGGAGTGCTGCTGCTCGGGTGGTAGCTTCCTCTGCAAGTGCGTTGGTTCGAGCCACGGTTTCCGCTGACAGCCTGGCATTCACACTGCCTGCGACACTGCTGGCCGCGTCGATCAGGTCAATTCTTGTTCCAAGTGTGGCGTGCAACTCGGTCGATGTGATATCTCCGGTCAGAGCATCCAGCAACAGTGCCACATCCTGCCCGGTTGTGGCCACCACGCCATTGGTGCCGCCTGCCGGGTCCGTAGACTGCACACCATCGACCGACTGCCACTTGATCCAGATGCACCAGCGCGTTGCGGGGTCAGTGGCATAGGCTGAAAACGTGCCCTGATACCTGAACAACTCCACGGCCTCGCTGAATGTGGGTTGCGTCAGGTCTTCCGTTGGCAACTTGGCGCCATACACAACGGTGACGGCATGGCCGTGGCCCTGCGTGTAAACCGGGGATGCGCAACTCACAAACAGCGATGAAATGCCCGAACTGACATTCAGCCCATCGGGTGTTGGCGGTGGCGTTGGGTCAACCACATAGGCGTCAGTGATGGGCGCACCCGGGGTCGTGCCGCCAATGATGCCCACATCAATCGCTCCACCTCCGCTGATGCCGCGCTGCGCTGCCAGCGACAAATCACGCAGCGTCAGCGCCTTGTCGAGCTTGTCGCCACGGTAGCCGCGAAAAGTCTGAATCACCTCTTGCACAGCCTGCATGACGGTGCTCAAGTTGCTGCCGTCGCGTTGCAGCGCCGGAATGTCCTTGAGTCGGTTCATGATGCCAGGTCCTGCAAATTGTCCGCAATGATGATGCCCGTGATGTCCAGCGCCGTACTGGCTTCGATCTGGAAGTTTTCTGCCGTGTAGCCGTCAGGCATCCAGAATTCATCCTGGCTGGTCACGGTCTTGGTCCAGACCGGCCGGTCGTCGGCGTAGAGCTTGAAGGTGCATGGAAAATCGTCGGCAATGACCTTGGCCAAGCACATGTTGACCGGCTTTGGCGTGCGAAACACTTTGCTCTTGTGGGTCACGGTCATGTTGCTGGCACCGGCATTCCACTTCTTGATGTTGAGGCCATCGAGCACATACATTTCCTCTGAGAGCGAATCAAAGAACGCGGCCTTGTAGCCCGTGCTCAAGAAATAAATGCCTTTTTCCGGCTGCAGCGGGTCCAGGCAAAAACCCTTGAGCACGCCAGCGCCTGAGTCATAAAAGCCAAAGTACCAGCCGTTGTACTGGCATCCCACAATGCTCGCCGGGTTCAGCAGCTTCCAGTCATCCAGCAGCATCACGCCAGCAGTCAGCAGCCTGGGCGAGCCGTTGACGCCAACGTAGGCCAGTCCATCACTGGTCGCCCAGCAGGCGCCATGGCCAAAGGAGACAACCGACTGCGGCGCCACACAAGCGGCAATGAATTCCACGGGCGCATCGTCCATGGCCTCGGGCGAACTGCCATACACCAGACGCGGGCGCCCGGTCGTCAGGATCAACAGGTTTTTCTGAAACACCGCCAGTGCTACCGGGGTTTCCGGGCACAGCGTTTCATAGCGCACCGGCCAGGCGTGCATCTTGAACTGCTCGCAGTAGCGCACCGCATCGCCGGTAATGCCCGCTGCCATGCCGTTCCAGAGTGAAGTCAGGTTCTTCAGGTCAGCCGGTGGCATGGCGTAGTTCTTCGAGGGCATGGTGTCAGAGCCCACGGGAAGCGCGGCATCCGTGGTGCTGGTGGCCACGGCAATGTCCTTCAGGAAAAAGAACTCGGCGCCTGTGTCGCCCACGGCGGTGCGGAAAATCCGAATCCGATCGATGTCGCGCGCCTCGCCAAGCCCTGATGGCGGTGCGGCCAGGTTGCTGATGGTGAAGGTGGCACCCGGCTTGCATGTCACCATGGCGCTCACCTGGGGCGGCCCGAGCTCGTCGTGACTGCTCAGATAGCAGTAGGCGTAGAAGCGTTCCTCGTCGTCACCCTTGCCCGCTACTGTTTGCGTGACGATTGGGAGGGTGGCCGGCCTTGGGATGCCAAGATCACGGTAGGCGGTCGGAAACGTGCCGGTGGCCAGCCCAATGGCGCCATCGGTGTACTTTGGGGCGCCAGAGCCCGAGTAGTAGGTCCGGTTGACAGGCGAATCAACAAAGCCGCTGATGGCATGCACCACGGTTTGCCACTGCAGCCAGTACACCGCATCGGTGATGGCATCGCGTTTGAACATGGCAATGGTCTTGGTGCCCGCTGACACCGCAAACTCCTGCAGCGGCACGCGCCAGGGCCGCAAGTCGCCACGGTCAGGCCAGTGGTTGAGCGAGTCAACACCGACATTGGCATTGAGCATCTTAGGCCGGGTGGCCTTGTTCGCTCCGAAGAAGGGTCCGAGCCGAATAGCGCCCATGTCTTACCACCATACTTTTGATGTGCGCGTTGTGGCGCGGGCAAATCCTGTCAGTGCATCGGTCTTGGCATCGGCAATGGCTTCATTCCACTCACCCAAGGCCAGAATGGCTCCGTTTGGGTCCGAGTAGTCCTTGTCCTTGGCCTTGTAAAGCCGGTACAGGGTGCCCGTGGCAATGGATTCGACATAGGCCGCCAGTGCATCAGGCACGGTGTCGGTTGTGATGGAGGGCGCCATGGCGCAATAGGCCACCACCGGCAGGCCAGCCGACTGCACCGGACGCAACTCGAATCCCGTGAACGTGCCATAGGCGTAGGGTGTCAGTGTGCCCGTGGCATCGCGTGCCTTGCCGGTCGCCGGGTCCACAATGTCCACGGTTTCACCATTCAAGGTCAGCCCCAGCAGCATGCACACCTGTTGCCCGGTGTAGGCATCCCACTCAAATGCCGTGCTGCTGCCCGTGGTCAACTGCGCATCCTGATACTCACGCCAGATCAGCGCCTTCTGGCACAACTCGATGATGGCCAGGCGCGCATTGAACAGCGCCACAATCTCCGCACAGCCTTTGGCCTTGGGGAGAATGTAGGGCAGCAGGTCAGTCAACTTCATGAGGCGGCGCCAATGGGCTCAGGCGCAAACGGCAGGCGCTGCAGGTTCGGGTTATTGCCCGTCAAGGCCGTGACCTTGGCATTCAATGAACCTGTGAACAGGGCGGTGTAATTGGCCGCAGCCGGTCCGTTGGCGGAAAAAGTCGCGTTCTTCATGAAGGCGCGTGCGCAAACGTAGTTCACCAGGTCATCAATGTGCTCGTCATTGACGCTGATCTTGGTCGTGCTCACGCCACTCACCAGATACAACTCGCTACCCGCCGTGCCCGTGTTCGGGATGGCAATGGGCTGTGCCGTGTAGGCCACTTCGGCCCACTTGTCAGGCGTGGCAGGAACACCCGGCGTCACATAGAAGTAGCGCGGCATGCGCGGGTCGTACATGTAGCCAGTCACTGCCGTTCCCGTGATCGAGTGCCAGCCTGGGTTCTGCGAGTCCATGACCTCGCGGCCATCGGTCAGCAAGCGAATCGAGTTGCCCGGCGTCAAGCCATCGGCGCCCATGTTGCGAATCACATCGAGCACCTGGGTTCCAAGGATCGCCGCAGCCGGTGTCGAACCGTCTCCGGGTTTGCAACTGGCCGCCGCAATGGATTCAATGCTTTGGCGCGTACCTGGGACTAGCTTGATCGCATCGACGCGCGAACTGGCAGCCGGAAGGAACTTGGTGATGGCCAGATGGGCATCATTGAGCCAGTTGACGATTTCCTTCTCGGGCCAGCGTGTGAATTGGGGGCTCACATCCTGCAACAAGGAACTGATGCGCCAGATGGCGTCTTTAACCAGAATGGTGCCTGCCATGGTCGATTACTCCTTGAAGGATTGAACGATCTTGTCGCGGATCGTGTCGCCCTTGGCCTTGGGATGCACCTTGACATCGTTGGCCTTGGCAAATTCGTGCAGTTCTTCGTCGCTGAGTGGACGCAAGTCAAATTCGATGCCGCTGGCCTCGTCTTTCAGGACATAAGGTGAGGCTTCGTCTGGAACTAGTTCCACTTTTGCAAGTGACTCCAGCAGTCCGAAACCTGATATGTTCCCTTGCGCATCAGTCTCGATG